CTTCTGTATCAGACCAATGCCCTAGCTCATAGTTATAAAAACATGGAGTATTACACCCTTCACAATATATCACTTCATGTCTTGTTTTGTCACCACTCATAATATAGGAAGAACAGGGGTCTATTTAAATATTATTATTATTTTAATAGAAAAGAATAAAGAGTTAATACAAAAAATAAAAATTAACCGGGATATTAGATAATATAAATAATAATAATATATTTATTATACTTATTTTAAGTCTTTTAAAGGCTTCGGAAGGGTTCCTTGAGGGCTGTTTACCCCTTCTTTTTGGGTTGTTTGGGGGTTGATATGCCCTAAAACCCCCCCTAAACCAGCCTTATTAGCGGCATACTCAACCAACATACTGGGCCAATCACCGGTCTTAGCTGCCTTTCTTAAATTATTCATTGGATCTAAATTTTTTGCTTGGGCTGTCATTTTACCAATAGACCCAAAAAAAGTATCTTGAAAGTTTTGTAGTTTATCGTGCATCCTATCTTCTATCTCATCTATAACAGGTTCTAATCTAATAACTAGCCACCCCTCCTCGTCCATCTTCTCTTCCCATTTTTGTATAATCCAATCTCTCAAAATATAACGATACAGCGCTAAGATAATTAATATCTCAACCGCAACAAACGCAGGTAAAACAAATTGTGTCCACTCCATGTATTCTTATTGGGGCCTACTTTATGAGACTGACCCCGTTAAAGAGAAAATTCGCCCAAAGCGCTAAGGTCTACACCAGCAGTTTCTAAAATATTACTTAAAAATTCGTTACCCTTTTCCCCCAATCCCTCGAAACCACCTTTGGCTAAGACAGCCAAGACTATCGGAGTGACGACTATAGCGACTGCCTTAACCAATTCACCTGACGCAGGGCCATCAAAAAAGGCTTGTACAGCTTCATTGCTAACGTGTTTATCAACTGCTTCTTTTTGTTGCTTGGTCACTTTCTTTAGTGTAAAACCTTCAGGTACAAGCGCATAAACCATTATTTCTTTCTAAGTCCTGCTTGAAAATCAGGATCAAAAAATCCTGATGTAAATGTATCTTGTCCAATACCTGATAAATCAAATGTAGGAAATACCCCGAACTCAAAAGGTTTTTTAGCTGCAAACTCGGCGGCGGCCCCCGGTGCTGTATCAGGGAAAAAAGGTACAGGGGTTGCAGTTATGCCGGTGCCTAAAGGTTTAGTTGGTCCTGGACCAACTGCTGCGCCCCCCGGTATCTTAGTTGTTAATTGTAAACCCTTAGGAAACAATGGCGCAATATCCATACTTGTCCCTGCCGGGCCTAATGTAAATCCTATTGGTTTTGGTGTTGGGTCGTCAGGAAACTCTTTTTGGAGGCGTTTTAACGCCAAAAGTCCCAAGGGAATGGCTACGAGAGCGGCTAACTTACTCATTTAACGCCTCTTTTTCTTTCTAAAGGCTATTCCCATCTTTTTTAGTTTTAGTTTACCGTTAGCATATCTGTAGATTTTTTTCTTACTGTTAGCCTTTACAAACTTATTCCATGCTGATAGTTTACGTTTAGGCTTACGCGATTTTGGCCCCTTATATCCTGCACGAGTTAAACTACTAGCTAATCCGCTTACAGCTTGTCCCATTTCATAACCTTTATTGTATCCTTGTTCCCATATAACTAATTCTGCAGCGGTATAGGGCATTATTGACCCCTTAATTGTTCTTTATGATCATAAGTTAAACTATTAAACCAACTCCAAAACTCATGTTCTCGTTTAGTGGGCAATTATACTAACCTCATAAATGCGGCTTCTATATCTGAATTACCACCGGTATTATTTGTAATCTTAAACTGTAATAGCTTTTGATTTAATAATCTATCTTTAATGTAAAATATATTCCATACATCTACAACTAAGCTTTCTTGTGAATCACTTAAAATATTATCCATGCCTTCATCATTGGTACTTGCAACGTTACCTCTTAATGTTGAAGCTGCATTAACCGGGGTTAAGTTAGCATAACTGCTTGTATCTGGCCCCATTACCGCAGTAATAGCAAAGTTCCCCCCATTACTAGGTCTAATTGCTATTTGAATATCATTAAAACCGGTCATATCTAAAGAATCGACTGTAGCTGTAGCTGGTGCCAAAACTGTTGCACCATTAGCTACGGCTAAATGTGTAGTAATACCAAAAAATTCATTATCACTAGACTTTACACCAACCCAATTACCTTTTTCATCACAAAAACCGGTGTCTATTGTAGGTTGTACTGACTGTGGTACTTCTATTGTACCGTCAACAGTTGCCGATAACACCCCGGCTTCTCTAGTGAGCGACCAAGGTGCATACCCCGTTCGCTTTGAAGGCATTTAAGCCTCTAAGCAAACACTAATGTTACTGATGCTTGTGCGCTTCCGACGTCAACATCCATTGCAACTGCAATAGATACTTGGTTAGATCCAACAACAGGTATTGCAACATCTAAAGTCATTGGCATATTTGTCATGCCGTTAGATGCAGGTGTACCGTCTACTCCTTGTGATCCAATACATAGTGTTTCTTGTCCACTGCTTAATCCATCACCGCTTAATTGCATAGCAAAAGTAGCTGCCCCGTTGGTTGCACTATCTGTTGATATTGATGCTACAATGCCTACTATTTGTGAAGACCCACTTGGAACCTGCACACTTGCGGTTGTTGATTGTCCGTAAAGACTGTCTAATGCTGTGAAACTATCAGCTGCTGTGATAGCTCCCTCCCTGGTCCGATAAAAGGCCACGCTAGTCACCTTTCCTTGTATAGTTGTTCATAATTAATTACCTCTAAAGTTTGACTGCGATAGGCCCTAGTTTAGCTAGTCGGCCTACTGAAAATGATTTGGCCGCGAACTTTCCGATTGCCGCTGCACCGAGCGTCCCTAAGATTTTACTCTTGTTGGACATTATATTAGATTGTAATGTATTAACTGCACCTTTAATATTACCTGCGAGTGCTTCCTGAGCTGCTGTAGCTGCGCCTGTACTACCTAGTAAACTAATAGCTGCGCCCCCTTCAATAGCTGATATTGTAAATGTTTTTCTTGGCCTACTTCTTCGGGCCTTTCTTCTGGCTACCATAAGGCAGCTATTGTAAGGTCTTATTTATCTCTACTGTTAGGTTTGTTTCACACTCAGAACAATAAAACTTAGGCTTACCAAAGCCTTGTACTTTAATCACTCTATTCTTATCGCATACATGACAGAAAAAATAATTACCTTTGGTTTTTTGATCTATTCTTTGACGTTCCTGTTCTACAAGGTTGTTAATATAAGGGGACAATTTAGTATTGTTCTTTATACATTGTTCTTCTAAAAAGGTAGCCGTGCTTAAATTTAGTGTAATAGATTTAGCTACTGTAAACCTACCAGTCTTAGGTCTACCCATTAATATTCATCCCCACGCTTAATATAATCTGGACAATATTTATCTAAATATTCATCAAGACATAATTGACCTACATCTTCTTTAAGAACAAATCTATTAATTTCTTCATCGTATGCCATACAATGACAAGCCAAGCCTGAACATGAACCACATTCTTTACACCTATACTTTTCTAAATCTTGATACATTTTTAATCTTCTAACTAAAGAAGTTCTCATTTGACTATTGTGTGTAAACTCAATTTCTAATTCTTTTAGAATCATTTCGTAGCAGGATTTGCTACAATGTTTGCCTGTATACATTATGTTGCCTTCTGTATCAGACCAATGCCCTAGCTCATAGTTATAAAAACATGGAGTATTACACCCTTCACAATATATCACTTCATGTCTTGTTTTGTCACCACTCATAATATAGGAAGAACAGGGGTCTATTTAAATATTATTATTATTTT